GGCGCTGCGCCTTGCCGCGCTGACCGGAGACTATCGGATGCTCCAGGCTTGGGCGCACGAAGAAGGTTTTTTGCTCATCAAGGCGCCAGAGGGCAACACCTGCGATATGGCCGTCCTTGAGCAGGTAGTCGGCCTGGGCGTAGCCAGCGGGCAATTCATGCAGGCGATCCACACTGCCCTGGCCGATGGCCGAGTTGACAGTGCTGAGCTTCAGGCCATCAAGCGGGCGGAGCGCCAAGTACAGACGGCCGCCGCCAGCGTGGCTAAGCGTATGGAAGGGATGGCAGCGTGATGGAACTGCTTCTCATCAAAACTTCGCAAGGCTCGTTTGTTCCCTTTGACGACGATCATGCCGAGGCCTGCAAGCGCTTCAAAGTGGGTTCAACAGTCAAGGCCAGCGTGTCGGCGATGCGCAACTACAAGTTCCACAAGAAGTTCTTCGCCATGCTCGACGTGGGTTTTGACGCCTGGGAGCCGCCCGAGGCTGAACATCGCGGCCTCCCGGTACAGAAGAACAAGGAGCGCTTCCGCAAGGACTGCATCATTGCCGCAGGCTTTTATGAGCCCGTAGCCAATATCAATGGCGACGTGCGCGCCGAAGCCAAGAGCATCAGCTTTGCCAGTATGGACGACGCTGAGTTTGAACGGGTCTATTCGGCAGTGGCTGATGTGATTCTTCAGCGCGTGCTGAAAGCCTACTCGCGCGCAGACCTTGATCGCGTGGTCGAGCGCATGGTGGGGTTCTTATGAAAGGCCGCTCCACCACCGCCGCGCAAAAGCGCTTCCACGACTTACTTGCCAACGAGATAGGCTGCGTCGCATGCGCCAAGCTTGGCATCTTCACGGATTACGTGAGCATTCATCATATCGACGGCCGTACAAAGCCCTTGGCCCACTTCAAGGTGCTGCCATTATGCGGGGCTCACCATCAGGATGCGGGCATTCCTGGCATCGTCGCCGTTCACCCCTGGAAGACACGCTTCGAGACAACTTACGGTCGCCAGGCTGATTTGCTGGCCGAAAGCGTCCAGATTCTCATAGACCGCGGCTTCCGGTTGCCTGAGGAGGTTTTGGTCGCCGCCGGATTGGAGGCAGCATGAACGGACACCAACTCGCCGACGCCGGCATCGAGCGCGCGCGCCTGACGGCAGAAGCGGAATGCAGCAACTGGACAGACCGGATCATGGCCGAGCTTCGGTTGTGGCTCGTCCAGCGCAATCCAAAAGAATTTGCCATCGAGGACTTCCGTGCTTACGTCGAGATATGGGAGCACGAGCTTGTTCCTGCATCAACCAACGCCTGGGGATCGGTTGCGCAGACTGCCGTTCGCCGGGGGATTATCAAAAACACCGGGCGCCGCCGTCCCGCACGCAGCAGGGCTACGCATGCGCACCAGGTTCCTGTTTATGTGAGGGCTGTATGAGCAATATGCCATGGTTCCGTGCGTACACGGAAATGGTGGACGACGAAAAGTTGCGTCTACTGGCTTTTGAGGACAGGTGGCATTTCGTAGCCCTGCTGTGCCTTAAAGGACAAGGGGTTCTGGAAAGTAGCGATCCGTTGATGATGCGCAAGGTTGCGGTCAAGCTCGGTATCGATCTGCGCACGCTGGAAGAGGTGGCGCGCAGGCTGTCCGAGGTGGGCCTGATAGACCGGGACTCATTGCAGCCATTGGCGTGGGACAACCGCCAGATGAAATCCGACACCAGCGCAGAGCGTACTAGAGCCTACCGCGAGCGCAAGAAACGTCACGGTGACGTCACCGTGACGGCGCAAGAAGAAGATACAGATAAAGATAAAGAAGAAGATAAAGAAAAAACAAAACCCCGCGCACGCGCTGCCGCGCCTGCACCTGATTTCTCAGCTTGGCCTGCCGAACCATCCGAGGCGGTATGGGCCGATTACGTGAAGCATCGAAAAGCAAAGCGAGCTCCGCTGACTCAGACCGTTGTCAACGCTATGGGCAGGGAGGCGACCAAAGCGTCAACCATGGGCTACTCGGTTGATGCATTCCTAACCGAGTGCATGCATCGTGGATGGCAAGGAGGCAAGGCGGAATGGCTCAAAAATGACGCAAGCCGACCCTCAGTAACGACGAGCATCTCCCAGCAACGTGCCGATTGGACCGCGAGGCTTTGGGAAGGTCAAACCGCAGAAAAGGACATGGGAGTGATCGATGCAGCTTGCAACTAACCATCAGGCAATGCCGATCGCTTGGATAGACCGCCTGTTTCAACGTCTTTCCGCGATGTACGGCCAGAAGTTCGCGACGCAATGGGCAGGTGTAAACGAGCAGGCAATGAAAGACGTTTGGGCGGAAGGTCTATCCGGCTTCTCTGGACAGGAAATCTCAACAGGCCTGGATTCGTGCAAAAGCCGTCCTTTCCCACCGACGTTGCCCGAGTTCCTTGTCCTGTGCCGACCATGTCTTGATCCCTATACAGCCCACCAGGAAGCGGTCGTGGGAATGGGCGACAGAAGACGTGGTGAGTTGGGGGAGTGGTCACATCCAGCCGTTTACTGGGCGGCAGTGCGAGTCGGATCCCATGACCTGCTGAACGCCGGGTGGCAAGCGATAAAGCCGCGTTGGGAAAAGGCACTGAAGGTCGAAATGGAAAAGGGAGCATGGGAGGAAATACCAGTCCCAATGCTCGCTTTGCCTGAGCCGGGAAAGGACGTAACCGCGAACGCCGTGGCTCGAAAGAAGATCGAGCAGATCAGCGCCGAATCAGTCAATCGTCCGAAGAGGGATCACAAAGCATGGGCACGAAAGATCCTTGCTGATGCCAAAGACCGCTCCCCTGCGGTAGTGGCCATGGCGCAGAGAGCTCTTGCGGAGGCGGTGTGACACCACAAGAAATCCAAGCACTCTGCACTCACGCCCCGGTCTATCAAAAGGGCTGCATAGGCTGCTGCGTTCGCTACGTCAAGATGCTGCGCAGTCCAGACGCCAAACTGAGCCGGAAAAAGCAAAACGAATACCTGGCCGAGCTGCCCCGTGCGATTGCGGACCAGGTCATTGAGATTATCAAAAAGGAGCGGGAATGCAAGTAGAGCGCCTATCCATTTTGTTGCCCTGGCCGGATGCTGTCCTATTCCCCAATGCCAAGGGCGGACGACACTGGGCCTCATTCCAGGCCCCGAAGGTTCGCGCGCGCCAGGATGGCTACATCGCCGTCATTCAAGCGCTGGCCGGGCGGACATTCGTCGCTGCCGAGCGGATGCCAGTAAAGACGCTGTTTGCATTCCCCGATCGACGAAATCGCGACATCGAGGGGTGCATCGGAGCCATCAAGCACCACGTTGACGGCATCGCAAAGGGCCTCGGCGTTGACGATCGCATATTTCGTCCCTGGATCTTGGATGACTGCCTGGACACCAAAAAACAAGGTTTCGTACTCGTGGAGATAGGCGGATGATGAAACACAAAGAGCTTAAGGCCGCAGTGGCTTCGAAACTTGCCCTGTACGGCATCGGCAATGGGGCGAAGCGGATTCATGGCTTTGGGAGAGGGTCATGACTGCGCTCGAGTCATGGAAATGGAAAGACCCGGCCAAAGTTTACGAACGCAGCGAGGCCATGCAGCGAGCTCAGGCCGCGCGCACGCCCGAAGCTAAGCAAGAACGCGCACGCAAGAAATTGGAAGAACTGTTTAAGGAGCCGCCTAGTGACGTCGACAATAAATAGCCGCATGAAAAGCAACATCGAAATACTGCTGGGGGAGTGGGGTTCGTGGAAACGCGGGGAAAACCGTAATGTGCTGGGTTATCCCGATCAATCGGCTTTCCAGCGTATGCGCGTGGATGGCCAGCGAGGGTCCGATCCTAATATCCCGCTCGTGGATGACGATATTCGCAAGGCAGACAGAGAGATAAACGCAATACACCCCGAATACCGAGCCGTCCTAGTCGCGCATTACGTTCGGCCTGGGCCAGTGAAAGCAAAGCTCGATAAGCTAGGTATCTCGCGCTCACTATACTTTTTTCGTCTTGAGTTTGCCACCAAGCAGCTATCTTTCCAGATGGGGTATGTGCCGATGCCAAAGCCGCAAGCGCCAACCGTTGCAACTATTTAGTCTAGACTGGTTGCTTGATCGTCTAGACTGAATCACAATAAAACCCGTAGACTGAGCAGTTGCGTCTACAGAATTCCGGGCCCCGCCGCGTGCGGGGTTTTTGCTTTAAGGCTTGATCAGCGCAACGACGCGCACAGCTTCAAGCCTGCCCTTGAAGTGTTTGCGCAGGAGTTCGGTATAGTTTGGAGCCGCGGCTCCCTCACGCTGCGCCGGAATCGTGATGGCAATGTTAAGTTTATCGGCAATTACATCAAGGACAATCGGCTCGCTCGTTTCCTCCGACCGATTAACGTCGACGAAATCATCCCTTCCGTCGTACTTGAAATGCACTCTGTATTTCATAAGCAAACCCTCTTCTGGTGGTGGCGCGGTCTACGGCAAGTCATAGGTTATCTTTGAGCCATTTTGAACCGCGCTCGTTAAACCCAGTCCAAGCGCCCTCGCCGCCAGACTTAACAACAAGCAAGGAATCGTTCTTATCAATGTGTTGAGCCAAATGATCGCGGACTTGCGCGGCCGATTTGCTTGTTACGACGCACCAAGTTGAACCTAAGTGGTGCCACCAATAATCGTAGGTTTTTAGCGCCTCGATTAGGTCGTCATAATTTTTACCCGGAGCGTTCAGGTCATATGAAATGACGTAAGCGGCCATGTATCCTCCGTCGTTCAATTTGTAATTAGAAGATACATTTATACCAATATTTCCTAAATAGGGGAAACTCATGGCGCTGACAGCAAAACAGCGCCGCTTCGTGGAAGAGTACCTAGTGGACTTGAACGCCACGCAAGCGGCGATAAGGGCGGGGTACTCGAAGAGGACAGCCCGACAGATAGGCGAAGAGAACCTGTCAAAACCTGACATTGCCGCCGCAGTACAGACGGCCCAGGCGGAGCGTTCCAAGCGCGTGGAAGTAAACGCCGATTATGTGCTCCAGCGCCTGGTCGAAATCGATCAGATGGACGTCCTTGACATCATGACGGACGACATGAGCCTGAAGCCGGTCAGTGAATGGCCGAGAATATGGCGGCAGTACTTATCTGGCTTCGATCTGGCCGAGATGTTCGAAGGCTCCGGCGACGAGCGTGAGATGGTCGGCATCCTAAAGAAAATCAAGTGGCCCGACAAAGTAAAGAATCTGGAATTGCTCGGGCGCCACGTGGGCGTTCAGGCATTCAAGGAGCGTGTCGAGCATACAGGTAAGAACGGCGGGCCGGTCGAAATTGCCGCCCTGAGCAAAGAAGAGTACAAGCAAGCCCGCCAGGAAATGCTGGCCGATGACGACTGCTGACCAACGAACACTTGCTCGGCGCATAGAGTGCGAAGAGGATGGGCTGTATTTCGCCCGCTACTTCTTCAAGCAGCGCATGACCTCAAAGATGATTGTGGCACCCCACCACAAAGTCATTCAGGACACGCTGCAGCGGGTAATCGACGGGGAGATCATTCGTCTGATCATCAACGTGCCGCCCGGGTACACCAAGACGGAGCTGGCGACGATCAATATGATCGGGCGAGGCCTAGCGCTGAATAACCGCGCCAGGTTTATGCATCTATCGTACTCGCACAACCTGGCGCTGCTGAATTCCAGCACGGCCCGAAATATCGTCAAGTCCCAGGCCTATCAGTCTATGTGGCCGATGTCGCTGCGGGACGATGCCGACAGTAAGGCCATGTGGTGGACGGAGCACGGCGGCGGCGTGTACGCCTCGTCTGCAGCCGGGCAGGTGACAGGCTTTCGGGCTGGGCATATGGAGCCCGGATGGCAAGGGGCATTGATCATTGACGATCCGGTCAAGCCTGATGACGCGCATAGCGAAACGGTGCGCGATGGCGTGAATGATCGTTTCAACGAGACGATTAAGTCCAGGCTCGCGCTCGAGACGACGCCAATGATCGTCATCATGCAGCGCATCCACTACAGCGACCTAAGCGGATACCTCTTGCGAGGCGGGTCGGGGGAGAAATGGCATCATCTGTGCTTACCCGTATTGATCGACAGCGCCCAGGCATACCCGAAGGAAAACACTCACGGGATCGAGATCGACCATGGCCTGCCCGATGGCTGGCTCTGGCCGTACAAGCACAACGAATCGCATCGCACGGCGCTGTTCTCGCACCGCAGGACAGCGGAAGCGCAGTACATGCAGCGGCCTCGTCGGTTCAATGCTGAGGGCGCTTTGTGGACCGAGGCGCTGATTGCCAGCGCTCATGCCCTGAATATCCGGCATGAGCTGGTTCGAACGGTGATTGCCATCGACCCAGCCACTACGTCGGACGAGGAAAGTGACGAAACTGGAATTGTGGCGGCGAGCGCTTACGGGGCGGGAGATAGTCGCCAGTTCTCGGTAGACGGCGACTACAGCGGGACATACAAGCCTCACGCCTGGGCACAGAAGGCTATGACCGCTGTAGCCCAGCACCAGGCTGACGCCATCGTCATCGAGACGAACCAAGGCGGAGACATGGCCGAGGAAACGCTAAGGAATGCCGGATTCAAAGGCCGCGTGATCCGGGTGCATGCCAAAAAGGGCAAGTTTGCCCGGGCCGAGCCGATATCGGCGCTCTATGAGCAGGGCCGCGTCTCGCATCGCGGCGCGCTCTACGCGCTGGAAAACCAGCTAATGGAATACGTGCCGACAACGGCGAAGAAGTCGCCCGACCGGCTGGACGCAATGGTCTATGCGCTGACGGAGCTTGGTGGCGCTCAGCCAATGGGCGTGATGCTCCCCAAACGCCTGCAAGGCAGACGATAAATGGCAATTTTCCGACTCTCCGCGCTGAACGGCAGCGTGAGCATGCTCGTGCGCGCTCGCTGCCTGACGTGCGCCCGACAAGTGGCTACGGCCAATGCTAGGCAAGAGGGTACGCGCACCTGGGCGAGCCGAGAGCATTCGGTGGTTGAGCTTGTGCGTGAACCACGCGGATACACGGCAGAAGGACGTAGCGAGTTACTGGAACGGATAGAACATGGCGCAATCTGACAAGCTGACGATGGCTGTAAACCACGCCATCAATGACGCCAGGGTTGCGCGTGCTCGCATGGGGCTGCTTGGGGGCTACGGCCTGGATGACAAGCGCAAGTGCAGCGCCTGGGCAGAGTACGGCTGGTCCGAGACGGTCAGCTACGAAATGCTCTTCGGCCTGTACCGGCGCGGCGGTCTGGCGCATGGTGCCGTCAACAAGGTCATCGGAGCCTGCTGGAAGACCGACCCATGGCTGATCGAGGGCGATGAGCTCGACGAGTCCAAGCAGGAAACCCGCTGGGAGGCTGCCTCGAAGAAGGAGCTTTCCGCCCGGATCTGGCGCGCCTTCGCTGAGGGTGACCGCCGCCGGCTCGTCGGCCGGTACGCCGGTCTGCTGCTGCACATTAACGATGGCAAGGCGTGGAACCAGCCGGCCATAAAGGGCAAGCGGCTAACCAAGATCACTCCGGCCTGGGCCGGGGCGCTGAAGCCCTCCAAGTACGACGACAACGAGAATTCGCAGGCCTACGGGCAACCCATCGAATGGGAGTACGCCGAGTCGGGGCGCGACGGCGCTTCTGGTCGGCGGGTCAAGATTCACCCTGATCGCGTGTTTATCTTGGGCGATTGGGCTTCGGATGCCATCGGCTGGCTTGAGCCTGCCTACAACGCCTTCGTGAGCCTGGAGAAGGTCGAGGGCGGGTCGGGCGAGTCCTTCCTGAAGAACGCCGCCCGCCAGCTCAACATTAATTTCGACAAAGAGATTGATTTCAACAACCTGGCCAGCATGTACGGCGTCTCCGTACAGGAGCTGCAGGAGAAATTCAACGAGGCGGCCGTCGAGCTGAATCGCGGCAATGACGTTGTGATGCCTACGCAGGGCGCCACGGTAACGCCTCTGGTAACCGCCGTCGCTGATCCCCGGCCCACCTACGACGTGAACTTGCAAACCGTGTCTGCCGCGTTGGATATTCCCAGCCGGGTACTGGTGGGCAACCAGCAGGGCGAGCGCGCCAGCACGGAGGACCGAAAGGAATTTCTCGCCCGCTGCCAATCTCGCCGCAAGGATCTGTCCTTCGAAATCGAGGATTTTGTAGACCACTTGGCCCGCATTGGCGTACTGAAGCCCGTTGGCGAAAAGACGGTCATGTGGGACGACCTGAACGAGCAGACGGCGGCCGAGAGGCTAGATAGCGCTAAGACCATGAGCGAAATCAACAGCACGGCCATCGCCACCGGCGAAGCGATCTTCGCGAACGACGAGATCCGCACCGCCGCTGGTTATGACCCGAATGGTGGCGCCCCACTTGGTGAGGATGACGAGGACGACGATGGCGAAGAAGACCCGCCCGCCGATCCTGCCGAGTAACCCCGCCGATCCGACCGGCGTCGACAAACTAGAGCGCGGCGCCATGCGTGAGTTCACGCGGCGCATGAAGAGGGTGGCCAGGCTGTACAAGGCGGCGCTTGAACGAATCCCCGCAGGCCCAGCGGTGAATCGCCGGTACAGCTACCAGCTTGATCAATTCCTGCTGTCGATGCTTCTGGGCGAGTTGGACCAGGCCGTCGACAACATCATCTTCGGCGACATGGACGGGAACCTCTGGTTCTTCGACCAGTACGTAGAGGTGGCGGCCACTAGGGGCACGGCACAGGCCTTTGCGAACCTTTCGCAGCAATCGCCAGCGTACCGGGCTGGGCGCGAGTCCGTACAGAACATTCTGCGCAGTGAGGCGTATCGGCGTCGCATGGCCCTGGTGCGCGCTCGGGTGTTTGAGGAAATGAAAGGGCTATCGGGCGGAGTGAAGGCCGACATGGCCCGCGCCCTGACCGATGGCGTTGGGCGGGGGCTGAATCCGAGGGAGGTCGCCCGGAACCTGACCGAGCAGGTCAGCATCGAGACTCGAAGGGCTCACAAGATCGCCAGATCGGAAGTAACTACTGCGCTACGCCGCGCCAGGTGGGATGAAGCGGAAGAGGCGCAGGAAGAGTACGGGCTTCAAACCAAGCTGATGCATATGTCGGCGCTGAGCCCGACGACTCGCGCCTCGCATGCTGACAGACATGC